TAAATCAATTTTTTCTATGAACAAGTTTCGAGACGTAGCCATTGGGCTACTTTGCATCGTACTATTGGGAGGAATCCTATGGTATGGGTACGATAAGTACCATGGTACAGAAGCTAAAGAAGCTTCAGAATCAACTAAAACTGAGGTCATTATTCCTACTTTGGAAGAAAGACTTAACGACTGGAATGTTGAAAAGCATGACATGGAATTGTATGATTTGTGTATGGAACTTCCAGAACAAATCGTACGTACTATTCTTAATAGAATAGGTACAACTGCAACGTATGAAGAGATTGCTGAAGAGTATCTCCGTAATACAAACTATTATATTAGTATGCAGTTAAAAGAAGTTATTCCGGGAATAACAGGTCCAGATGCTAAGAATGCTAAAGTGGAAATAAAGACTGAAGTAAATAGGCCGGAAAAAGAAAGTGAGAAAGCTGTCAAAGTACCAATTACGGTAATAGATAGTATTAAATGATCATGATTGCAATAACTTTTTTGAATTTCTGACTTATAATTCATTTATATGCATTGCCTGTGAAGGTAGTGCATATTTTTATTATTAGATCATCAGAAGATGACAAGCATGTGGGGCGTAAGTAATTATATAGACATTTATATTTATTAAATACGACATATAAATATATTTGGACATTCGTATTTATATAATTATGATCGTGCAGACGTTAAAATCATGTCGTTAATAAGAATTGTACTGGCAATACAATTCTGCTATAACGTAAAATATGTTAGATAGCCGATTTTAAGAAGTTTTACGTAAGAGTTTTTTAATATTTATTTTGCAGACGTAAAACTTCACGATGACACTTGTTATTAGTTACTCATAGTACAATATGAGTTGTTGTTAATCAACAATCGTTCAATCAAAACTATCTCTGTAGTTGTACATACAGAGACGTCATCAAAAGTTATAACTTAAATTTATCAAAAATGAAACAGTTACATCTTATTGGAACTACAGGAAATAATTTATGTCTTGTACAGATTCCAACTTCTTGGTCCCAACAAGAAGCAAAAGAAATGCTTGAAAGAGCACTTCTTGTTTTCATGCAGGAAAAAGATAATCCAGAATTTCTTTCTTCATTAAACGAAGAAGAACTGAAACATCAATTTCCTAAATTCGATTCTAAGTTGATCGAGCAAATTTCTGTTTTACTTCAGAATGTAGGTACACCAATATCTACAGGAGGAGGTCTTACATGGCAAGTAGAAGTACAGAATTACTTATTACGTAATCCTACTTTTACTAGAGATTTAGTTCTCTTATTTAACAATCCTCTCAAAAAAGAGGAAAAAGAGTATCTTTGTATTAACTACATTGAGGCATTACCTGAAATTGTTAAAGTTTTTAAGAGCTATGTCTAAAACGTGGAAAGAAAGTAAAGCAGTAAAACAAGGACGTTCTGAAAAAGGACGTCCTAAGCCTAAAATGGAACCCTATAAAAAGGGTACTAAGAATAAAAAAGAAATTTATTGATTACTCGCCAGTTATCATATAATTTAATTTTTTATTAATATGGTGGTTATCCCCGAATCGTGAATAAGCCCAGAGTCCTACAGCAAATCAAAGCTATGTGAAGATGCATAGTACGCTAATAAAGTAAAGGGGGCAGCATATGATAAGAAAACAAAGACTATGCCACGATTCATTATTTAAAAGTATGGAAACAAAAAATGTTATAGAACTTTCTGCATTTAGTAAATCTTTATCAAAGAAAATTACGTACTTAAACCATGAAGAACGTATACTAATTGATATAGAACAAATTGCTGCAATAACTCCATCTTCAGAAAGAGAGGATTTACCCAAGAAAATAGGTTTATCTTCTTGTAATAATAATGAAGTAAAAGAAGAATTGTATACTTGTGTATTACTTAAATGCGGTTTTAGTATAAGAGTAATTGAATCAGTAGGAGAAGTATATAGTAAAATAATACAAAGAACGTATAATTCTACTATCTAGTAATAAAAATTAATAACTAAAAAGTAAAAAGTAATGACACTTGAAGAACTTATTTATCGAAGTAATACCACTGGTATTAGTAATGTTTCTACTAGAGGACAACCTATTACTTCTACACTTTGTAAAAAAGATATAAAAGGATCAATAAAGAGCGCAATTAGTGAGAATCCTAGTTTTAAGCAATTTCTTGAAGAGAATAATGCTTATGGTAGATATGTAAAAAATGTCACCAATCAAATATTGCGAAGTAGAGATATCTCTGGTAAACTAATTAAATGTGTACATAGAATAGCTCATAGTAATTATAGTAATAAAGAGATTATTAACGGCACTATTAGCTGGAGTAGTACATCAGAAGGTAGCGATTATTGGTTTGGATTATATGTTAATACTAAAAAGTAAATAATAACAATTTTAATTTAAAAATCAATTTTATTAACTTATCAAAATTTTAAAAATTATGGCAGATTTTAATTTAGATGCAAAAATGCAAGAGCAAGAGAACAATCAGGGTAAAGTGAACACTTCCGCAGTAGACAAAGCAAAAGAGAATATTGCTGCAAAGAAGTTAGAACAAGAGACCCGTGAAGTTGAACGTCGTTTATCAAACGCAGAGTCTACAGAAGATCGAGCATTAAAAGAACTTCGTATGGCTCGTAAGAAAGAAGAAGCTCAAAAAGCATTTTTGACAGCTGTATCTACAGCTAAAACAAAATTTGAGTCCGACGGAGATTATCGTGCATATGATAAAGCCGTTGAGGAAGCCGAAGAGAAGCGTGATAAAGCCGTCAGTGACGCTAAGCGTGCTATCTACGGTGAGGATTATTGGAGATATTAATCCAGTAATTTAACTCCGAAATCAGAGTTGGGAGTGTTCGAGAGGCCTCCCAATCTCTTTCCGTATATTTAGTTCTAGAAAGAGATTAATACCACGATTTAAATATTCGAATGAATAGTAGAATATGTTTACCTTGAAGTAACAAGGTACTCAAGAGCCTTGAGCCAGAGTGGAAAATTCTGAGCCACTGATCACGTGCCTGAGATCATTACTATCACTTGAAAAGTACGAGCATGTACTGCTGAATCGCTAGAACCTTGAGTCGAGACCTAGTGATAGGCTTACATAAGTAAGTTAAGTATAGTAATGATATCAAATCACACACAGAATTAGAGCTATATGCCGAAGTTGATGGTTATCGTCTTTTGATGGTAATTTAAAACTTCAAATTCTATAGATCTATCAAAGGCATTTACTATAGTAATAGAGAGCTATATGCCTAAGATTATTCTTTTTTAAAGAGATAAACATGTATTATAGGGAAGACATAAGTCGCATTGCGCACTCTTAGAGGAATACACTCGTATAAAAAAGAATACTTACTATTACTATAGATTTATAAGGTAAAGAGAGAGTGATCTCTCTTTATCTACTATCTTTCATAAACTTTTTTTCAGTTTTAAAATTTATATCATAAGAACTGTGATATATCTTATTAGGTTTATTGGAAACTATTAGGACGAGGCTATCGTATGCCTCCATCTCCACTATACTTTTCTGCTATTATTTCACATAGCTTAAGAGTATCTTCGTGAGACATTGTATTTTTCATATAATTTATTGCAGTAGATATGAATTGAACATTACCAATTTCATATCCTTTAGAAGAATCTATTCTATCTAAAGACGCAGTATAAATAGGATTATTATGATTTTTAGTATATGTCGCTAACTGTAATTGTAATCCAGTATATGGACAAATACCTTTTTGTTCTTCCCATAATTCTTTTAAATATTCTAAAGTTAAATTAAAGAATTTAAATCTATTTCTTACATTTCTTAAGTAATATCTAAAAGGTGTAAATTCATCTTTACGATTATCTGCAATTAAATATTGAGGATTACCTTTTCTTTTATTTATCTTATTAGAATATTTAATTGCGCAAGATCTAGAACAAAAATTATGTCTTTTTAGTCGTATATTACGATTATATTCTGTAATTGGTTTATCGTATAGTTTTCCACAGTTATCACACGTTAACTGAATTAATTTTCTATTTCGTTTATATTTTAACATAATATTAAGTTTTTTATTATTTAACGAAATAATGTGTGGAAATGTTCTGTTTCGATATTAAATATACGGGGATGAACGGGTTTGACTAATAGTGAAAGATAAAATAGGTTCCTATTTAAAATTTAAATGGCAATACATTTGTCACTGATTACACTGCTCTAGGAGCAGCGTAAATCAACGTGCTAACTACGAAAGTGAGGGGGTCTAGTAGCTTAACTGGATAAAGCCCTGAATTTTATCAGGAGATTGTGGGTTCGAATCCCACCTAGATAACAATTTATTTAATTATTTTAAAAAGCTTATGGATGAGAAAATAGCTGAAAAAAGATTAGTATCATTTAATAAAGAATGTATACTAGCAGGACCACGACAAAGTGTCGTTAGTTTCCTTAAAATGTTAATGAACTTAGGAGCAGATGTAACAAAAGCAACATCTGCAAAGAGTTTGATAACTAGTAAATCGAACATTGTATTACTACTTAAGAATGAAGGAAAAAGTAAGAAATTTCCTCAAATTACTGTATTAAGTAGGTCTTGGTGGGATTATTACCACAATCCCAGAAAGCATAGAAGTTCTTACAAAACATACAATATTCCAAAACAATGGAATAAAGTATATAATGAGATACTAAAACTTGAAAACATTCCATTCTTAATTCCTGAGTAATATGAGACTAACATTTTGGATATACTTTGATAATCCCGGTGAAAAGGAGAAATTAAAGAAGATAATGGATGAACCATATGATGATTTTGAAAAGAATCGTCTAATCCAAGAAGAGTTTGGAGTTGATTTGCTTACAGCAAGTCGAGTTATTGACACATATTATAAATCAATTAAGAAATGAAAGCAGGAGTATATATTGTTAAAGACTTATTCAGTGAACAGAAATATATTTTATCTTTAAATGGTAAGGAACCATTTATAAGAATCACAAATAGTATTTCACTAAGTTCATTTGCTAATGGTCTTATCGAAAGAGATCATAAAATAGTTGAACAGATTTTAGAAGATCCTACTAAATTTGAATTTACTCTTCTATCTAAAGAAATTGAATCAAGTAAAATAGAAGAAAGAAACACAGAATCTAGTAGTATTCAATATACTGATGAACAATATAAAGAATTCATAAGTATAAAGAATATTCAACCAGATGGTAATTTAAATAAAATTGCTGTTACTGCAGATATTCAAGGTAAATTACATATATCTTGGGAAGAAGCAGAAAAATTATTTGATATAATAAATATTCGTTATTTAGAAGACGATAAATGGAAGAAAATAGAGATAAAATCTTCGATCAACGAGGCGAACTCTGTAATACAATAAAAGATCTTTTTAAAAATACTAGCAAATGTGAAAACTTTTTACCAGTATTTAGAGAAGATGAAGGTTATTGTATGGATTGGGGAATAATTGGATCAGAATATGAAAAATATTTTGGTTGGATTAAAACTCCAGATGGGAAATTTTGTTCAGTATGTCCAGATAATATGGATTGGCGTACTTGGATTGAGATAAAAGCAAAAATTAATAAATGGCTTGCTTGGATATCTCAACGTCTTTTTCATCCTAGTAAGATGATAGGGAGCAAACATACTACAGACTTAGTAAGACTAAGAATTGCTGTAGCAATGTTAGACAAAATAGAATTACCTAGAATATATTCTGATGAAATATTTGATAACTTAATTCAATGTTATTGGATACGTAAATATGTATATGATACATATTATTATAGATATATATTAGGTATTCCATTTTAGTTTAGAAATAAGGAAGTGTAATAAGATTTGCCTACTTTCAGACGAGATAGCTGTGTCGTCGCAGAGGGCGTTCTAAACAAAGGATTCTAGGGGTTCGACTCCCCTAGTTTCCACTAATTAATGCTTGTTATATGAAAGAAGAAGAAAAAATCTTAATTGAACAAGCAAAACACGGTGATAATAAGGCTTTTAATCAATTATATGATCGGTATCATAGATTGATAAGATATATCATCTTTGATATAGTTAAAGATGATGAACTTACTCAAGATCTATTGAGTAACACATTTATAAAAGCCTTTAGTAAACTCAGTTCTTATGTAAATCCTATTAGCTTCGAAGCGTGGCTTAAGACAATAGCAGTTAATACTACTATTGATCATATAAGAGCCACAAAGGATTTATGTAAGAACTTCAGCATAGATAATGAGACAAATACTATTCAATTAGAAGAGACAGCTCCAGATCCCGAGTCAGATATGATTAAAACGGAGAATATTAAACTTCTAAGAATAGCATTATCTCGCCTAAGATCTAAGTATCGAAATTTACTCGAGTTAAGATACTATCAAGGTCTTAGTTATGATCAACTGAGTGTTAAGCTTGGAATTCCTATCGGAACTGTAAAATCCGATTTGAATAAGGCAAAACGTAGGTTGAGAGAAATTTTTCATAAACTTTCAAAAAATTAACAGAACATGACAACAATGACTTTCATTTCTATGATTGTTGCTTTAATTCTAGTGATTGTAGCAATCGCTAGAGTACAAGGTAGCCCAAAGCTAGGTATCAATTTAATATTGACACTAGCATTTGCGATTGTTGTTGGATTTGGTATCCAAAGTAAGACTCGTAATATCGAGCCTAAAAAGGACCAAATAGAAAAGGTCTCTGTAGTAAACCACATGCCCATACAGGCTTTGCAAATCGTTGGAGTGACACCAATGATTACTGCAACAATTGAGTCTGTAAGTAAGGCTTATATGTGGTTTATTAGAGACCAAGGAGACCAACAACAAGGAGAAAATCTTCTAGTTCATACTAGAACTAGAGCGTCACCAAATCACGAGGATTCAAGTTAGCTTACTAACTATTTTCGGGATCATTACTATTTCTATCATTAGTTATTTTAATAATTTAAAACTGTAAAGGACAGTAAACAAATCAATTGAATCATGTCTAATAAGAAAAATAAAACAACTCAGCAAGCTCCTGTAAAGGATACTGAAGTAAAGGATAACAAGAGTGCAAAACAAACTCAAGTAAATAATCCACAAAAACCAAAGGAAGTAAAAAAGCCTGAGGTAGAAAAAGAGGAGAGAAAACAAACTCCACCACCTGTAGATCCCACTATAGAAACAGTTGCAACCGAAGAGGTTAAGCCGGAGCCAAAGGAAGAGATTCCTTCAAAAATCGACTTAAACAACATTAAGTTACAACCACATCAGAGGATGTCTGGCGATGGTTATGCTCGACTACTAGAAGTAGCTCAGCGTCACATAGCCGGAATGAAATCTGGTGAACCAGCAACGATTAAGATGGAGCAAGCCTTCACATATAATCTTGCTTGGGGTATGACTAAGGCTTCTATTCAAGCTCGTGAAGAGAAACTTGAATTAGGTCTTGCAGTTCCAAATGATGATGTCATTGTTCAAGATGTTATTAATACATTTAATAATATTGGTGTTACAATGTTGCCGCATCATGTATCTGAGGATGGTAAACAAATGACCTTAGCGTTTAAGGACATTACTCCAGAAACAGAGAAAGAAGCTAAAGAGGAAATTAAACAAGAGAAAAAAGCTCCTGTAGTTCCTGAGCTAGATGCTGCTAAGTGGAAGGATGAGAATGATGCAAAGAATGGATTATCCTATATCTTATCACAGCAGAACTCCCCTTTTCCAAATCGTTTCAGCGAGGCATTGATGAAAGTACGATTATATCGACAGAATCAAGAACCAGACGAAGCAAAAAAGGAAACTTGGAACAAGATTGGATTAGGTGCATTATTCGAAGATGCTGTTACCCTGTTAGGTAATAAATCTACAGCATTAGTACGTGGTCTATGTCAGGGAACTGTTAGTTCTCTTATAGCAGATCATAATCCAATTTTCGCTCATTCGACTGTAAAATATAATCTTCCAGTTCTGAGTGAGGATGAAGTAGTTGATTTAATTAAAGCGTTTATTCGTGTTCGTAATGCGGATTCTAAACAGCCAATTGACGAAACTACAGCAGTTAAGAACGGAATCCTTGAGCCTACTCGAGATTTCTTCTTACAAGTACCGCAACTAAGTAAATTAGTTGTTAATACTGACGATCCTAAATCATATGAAGTAGGACTCGCCAAGAAGATCATGAACAAATTCTATGAAGCCTATAAGACTGAAGTTCCTATGGCAGATCCGAAGTTCATGCTCAATGCAACAAATAAAATGATCGAAATTCGTAACATGTACGTAGACAAGGATGCAGCCTTCGCTCTATATACAGAAAGCGAATATCCTAAGGAAACTCCGAAATCTGAGGAAACTGCAGATCCTAAGAAAGACGAGAAACCGGTGGAAGAGAAGAAGTAAATAACTATAAATCATTATCAAAATGAGTAGACATGGCAATTTACTTACATACGTGTCATTTGCTATTGTAGGTATATTATTATCCTATAATACGAACTTCTTTCAAGTAGAAGAGGTTCGGGCAGACCAAGTAAAACCACTTGACTTGCCCGCATTAAAGTTCGATCCTAAGGGCAATTTATCCTTAGAGATTGATCTTAATAAAGGTGTTTCCAATGTAAAAAGCGATATGCCGATTGCTAACATTGATGTCACCATTAATCACCCCACGAAACTCGTGGAAAAGGTAGTAGAGAAACCAGTTAAAGAAAGGAAAGAATATGAAACAAAAACTGAATATTTGGAGAAAGTAGTGATGTTTACTCTACCTACTCCTCGCTTTCACGTACCAGATGTTCAGATTCCTAAAAGTGTAGAGAGATGAAAGCAAATAATAATACATTAGATAAATTAGCATTTGTAGGCTTAATTATCTTCTTTATAATGTGTTTACTTTTTGCATGGTGTATAACATAACAGTTAAAGATAAAAGCTGTCGGGTCAAACGACTCCTTACCCGTAGTAAGAAGAAGGAGAGTGGTATTGTAGCTGTACACTTAAAAAGCAATAAGACAGCGTATATTATGTTTGGACAAGTCTGATCAACGAATCGCATAATATAGACAAGGAAAACAGGATATGAGAATATGATAGCGCTAACACGCAATTCAAAAGGTAATATGATAACTTATTAATGAGTATATCCTTTTACTCTAGAAAAGTTAATAAGAAAATGGAATAGTGTAGATATCAATCCATTCTATAGATATTGAGAACCGTCTGGCGAATATACTAAGAGAAGACACTTCGATACGCTTACCGATAAAGTAGGGAAACGTAGAAGATAAACGATATATGGAGTCTGCTTCAGCAGCTATTAATAATTATAGGTGACAATGTAATTATTAAGTCTTAGAGTAAAGACAATAGTAAACTTCATTAGAAGTCCGTGGAGGAAACCAATCCTGAAATCAAGAAGGGACTTTAAACAGCAACTGCAACTATCACAAAGGGTGATAGAATTACTCAACAAAGAACTGACTAAGTTCCGGGTAGTGTCCAAAGCTACCTTACTGAATCCACTTTAATTAATTTGGATAGGTTAAATAAATTTGCCATCTTAGTGTTCACTATATTAGTGCTGAAACATCTATGTGAAAGAATATAGGGAAAGTATAGTTATGAAGGAGATTAGATATTTAATAGAGGGTGCTATAAGGTGCTACGAATCCAAAGAAAGTAGAATCAATTACTACAGCTTTTATTCTTAGAAGTAAAGGTCAACAGTTGGTGTTATTACTAAGGATTCATATGGCTGAGTGGCTATGATCCATACTGAGAAATAGAAATGAATTCGAGACTTATTTCTATGAATATGTATGACAGATTATCCGGATTAGGTGCCAAACCTATACTTTATAGAACTATTAATATCAACGTGATTGTGTTTACTGCATGAGTTATATCACGATAATAAATGGAAACGCAGAGGTTTGGTGAAGCGTACCAAAACGTTAATCCAAGTTTTAGAACAATTCTTGGCAAGATTGTAATATAGTAACACTATATGTATCTAAAACAGGTTTGACTTACCTAATATAAAGTTTTTGACGTCGGCTAACAGAGTCCGTCGGTTGATATCCGAGAAACCTGCAAAGTTTAGTATGCTTTCTTTAAAATATATAACGAAAGTAGGGCTTTTGTAAAGTCAATGGGCTAAGTTCAAGTCTATTAACGTAGAGCTACTGAATCCAAAGATTCACCACTGGCCCGAGAGTCATATTTCCTCTTAAACAAAGAATATTAGAGAGTATTAACATGTTTAACACCGTAGGGGCCAAAATCCCGAGTTAAAATAAATTTGAGGAAGTCCTCGCTAGGAAAAGCCTATCATTTGTAGGATAAGGTAAACCATTTTCTGACTGCGCCCTCAACAAGCCAACCGTTATTGCTTCGTGCATGAATACCAGAGTATGATGATAAATCATATGATCGGTATAAAGCGTTTCATTGAAACTTATAAATCTTTAAGAGTGACCGAAAGCGAACTAATACTTATAGACCTATTTGTAAGTAAGAGTAAATGGAAAGTAGGTGAAAGTCCTCAATATTCGAGCTTGTAAAACAGAAAAATCCTCGAAAAGGTCATATGGGCAGTATACTGCATATGAAAGAATAGAGTGGCAACCACTTTAGGGTGAAAAGACTAGAAGTGTTGGGTTTGGTAACGTTCCTAAAACGACCGTATATGTGGAATATTCGATAAAGTAATCCTATATGGTTTATTATATCTTATCAGTGTGTTTAAGCCAATTTAAGACACACATACTAATAATAGTATATTTGTATTGACAAAGATGTAACGTTTGCTAGAGAAGCCTAGAAATGTAAAGAACTAGTAGCATGTGCATATCCCTATCAATATACAGCGGTAGAAGATAGTAAAAAACGTATTGATCTTGTGACTTATTAATTAATGTCGTAAGATCTCATTAGTCTGATGTTGGGCAAGCGTGAGGGACAGTTAGTCATGACACGAACCTTCATTAGTTAATATGAAAAGTATAATTGGATAATTCTAGAGTAAGACTAGTTCCATAATGCACTAGATGAAAAAGTGTCATTTAAGAAGAGGAAGTATCTATTTAAATGTGTCTCTATGGAGTGCTAGAGTAATAGCAATAGCAGAATTACAGAGTGAAATAGAATCCAATAAGCTTATCAAGTATAAAGAATAATTTCAAGGAGTAGTCATTGAATTGACGTAGGCGATAAGATAACAGGCACCTGGGCAACAACATCCCCTATTTAGGAAATACTCCAGTAAAGAAGTTCTTTTTATTTTATTTGAGTTTATTAATCTTTAAAACAATTTAAAATGTTTCGTTGGTGGAATCAACCACGAAATCAAGGAGGAAACAAATTATGGATTATATGCGTATTAATGCCGCACAATGTGGCGCAACTTTGGGTAAATATATTTTGGTTGTAGAACGGAATCCCGTTGATACAAATTATTCAGAGGATAAGAAAAATGGTGCTTTGACTTTAAGTCGGCCTATTTATTTGTATTCAATTCGACCGATAGAGGTAACTTCAGTTGAGTTAGTAGAGTCAATGAGTAACGAACGTAAAGTTCAGTTCAACAAAGATCCGAAATTACGGCTAGATATCGCCAATATTGACGACATTACGAAAGTTATTCCGGTACCGTCAGCTTCTACTGTTAAAGCAGCAATTGAGAAGTACGAACGGTCTAACAAAGAAGAAATTACTATCTTTGTAGACTATGTTAAATTAGTACCGGAAGTTATGGCCCTTAACCGGGATGAGAAGAACGTACTTCAGAGCTTCTTGAATGCTCAGATGAAGTTCTGTGGAACTTTAGCCGAGGCAAATGAGCTTGAGGCTACAGCTTGTCGGACTCGGATGAAAGAGTTAGGTATTGACGTTAATATCTAATTACTATGTCCGAGCAGGGATTTACTATAAGTCCGTGGGCATTTAGAGATTTAACTTATATGTTTAGTGATCCTATTCTTGTAGATCAATTGCTACTTACAGATGAAAAGCAAGTAGCAAAATATAAGAAAATTAATAAAGACGGATCAATAACACTTGGTAAAACAAGTATTTCATGGTTAAATCGCCTATTTGGTGGAGAATATGTACTTAATCCTGAGACAATTTGTCTTAGATTAATTAAGATAATAACCGGTATGGGTAGTGGTCGAAATGATGATGCATATAAAGATATGTGTGATCGTTTCTCAAATTATTATAAAGATGGAAATTATAGTTTGGCTATATCTGCAATTTTTGTTGCATATCGTTTTGTATTAGCTTCAGATATTAAAACAATGACTGAGGAGAACTCTACAGTTGAGAAAGGAGTTCCTAATCGAAAAAATGTTTTAATAAATGGAGTATTAGTAAAAGACAATTCTGGTCAAGCTGTTGTAGTGGATTTTTCAAATCCATCACAAGTGTTATTCCGTCGTCCATAAAATCGAAAATCATAAGTAATGGTAATTATATTCTGTGATGAATGATGAATAAATATTACACATTACTCAAGATATTTCCTAGTAGAGAGAAGATGAGTTAATCTCTCTACTACAATATGGGCGTAATACGGTATGTATAATAGCATGCTAAGTGGGTTGGCTAGCCTCGAGAATAAGAAGAGGATGTCATTATCGATGATGAATACGCCCTCACAGGTAGTTGATAATTCAAGTATATAAATAGATGTTTAACAATTTAAAATCAATTTGTATATGAAAATTAAATCAACAGAAATTAAGGCAAAGTTAGAGAAGTTAAATAAGGATATCACTAATAACTGGATGATCATTCGAACAGAGAACTTGGTTGAGAATGGGTTCAAGCGTCATTATGATATGAAAGCATTGTTAGATGATATTAATAAAAAAGCTATAGATCGTATTCAGACAAAACTAGATCAGTTTTGTATCAATATCGGTTTTAAATCACGTAGCGATTTTCCGAAAGATAGTATTTATCCTATCATCTTTGAGTTATCAGAGAAGAATGAACAATTCGTTCAATTAGGTATTATTATCGAGAAGTCAACGATTAATCCTACCCTAAAGATGAAGAAGGGTAAGAAGAATCTTAAGCAGAATGAGGAACTTACTCGTGATTATCTAAATAAACTTCGTAATAATCTTCAGTTGGAGATTAATGGCCTAAAAAAGAAACTTGCTGATTTTAATGATGCAGCTGAGTTAGATACTAGCGGAGCATACATGTATTTGGCAGCATAAAAAGGAAGATTTGTCGCTCCCTTTAAGTAGGAACAAGAGTTTGGCAAGTCGGGTTCGAATCCCGGACGAATCACAAGTCTCGAAAACTTATTTATTAACACTAAAATTATCAAAATTTATGAAAACAAAAGATATCAAATCTACAGAAAAGAAAACATCTTCTTTAGATAAGGTAAAAGCGCTTAAGGAGAAAATTATTGCAAATGCAAATGCACTTGCAGATCGTATTCTTAATAAAGCAATTGCTAAGGAAGAACAACAGAAAGCTTGGGAAACTAGAAAAGAAGAGCTTAAAGCAGAAGCCGCTAAAAAGCGTAAAGAGGCAGCTTTAAAGAAACGGGAAGAAAAAGCAAAGAAGCTTATTCAGATTCATACTAGTATTCCTACTAAGGACACTTCTAAAAAGCAAAAAGCTATCGATGAAGAGATCGAGAAAAAACATGATGAAAAAATGATTGCTATGGAAACAAAGTTTGAAGACTTTGATCCTAAGCGACAGAAACTTACTAAGGAAGAACGAATTGAACGTAACAGAAAACGTGCAATTAAGCTTGTTCATCATAAGGAAATTAAGGATAAGATAAAACATACAACGAAAGAAGAGAGAGAAAAAGCTGCAGCAGAGGCTAGAAAAGCCGCTTATTTAGCCTATAAAGCAGAAATGCAAAAACAAGCTTCTGAAATAGCAGCAGATCCTAAAGCGTATCAAGCACGACAGGAGAAAAGAAAGAAATCAGAACAAGAGCGTTTAAATATGCTTGCTGAGAAACGTAAAGCTCGTATGGAGAAACTTCAACGAGTAGAACTTACTCAGAAACAAAAGACATTAAAAGATCTTGAGCATTTTAAACTGGCACAAGAACGTCGTAATAAAAAGAAACTTGAACGACGTCAAATGTACCTTTCTAAGGGTGGTATACAATTACCCAAAGTAAAGAACAAAGTGGAAATTCGACCTATTGTCGAACAACCAAAAAAACAAGATAGTAGTAAACATCGTTATATTGTGAGAACCCAATATATCGATCAACTATCTCTTACTGGAGATAGAGTTGGTGCTATTGTCTGTCTTCCAGATAAGTTAAAGGATATCGTAAAATATTCTTTCAACAAAATGATGGAAAAAGAATCTGATAAAGTAGTAGGATACTTTATTTATGATTCAGATAATCCTGAAGTATGTATCATGGAGATGGTTAACTCTAAATATCGAGAGATTGACGGAGTTACTATTACTCGTTTACAAAAACAGGATAAAACTGCAGCGTAAGCTGATATTCGTCTATGAAACAGGGGTGCGTCTGTTCAACGCACAATATAACACGTAAATAATCCGAAACTATAAGGGAAAAGTTGGTAGTCTATATAAGCGCTTATATAGGAACTTGGTTCGAATCCAAGACGTGTTACACAAATTATAGCTATGAAAATTAAAGACAAAACCTGTATAGTCTTTGATATTGAAGTTCTTAAGAACATATTTACTTGTACTTGTAAGAATACAGAAACAGGAGTAATTAAAGTATTTGAAATATCTTCTAGAAAAGTAGATATTCAAGATCTCCTTGATTACTTTACTCAGGGTTGTTACTTTGTTGGTTATAATAATCATCATTATGATAATCCAGTATTAAATTATATCTTCTCATTATATAGAAAAAGATATTTTGAGTTTTTCAGTACAAGAGAAATAACAGAATCTATATTCAGAATGAGTCAAATTGTAATAGACAAAAACTCTAATTTTGAATTATGGAAAGAGTATAAATATACTAAGAATTTTCTATCAATTGACTTATTAACAATGTTGTTCTCTAAAGCATTACGTGTATCTTTAAAAGAGATGCAAGTAACTATGCAATACAAAAACGTAGAAGAATTTGTAGTCGATTGGAAACAAGATCTCCCAGAGAAGGATATGGATAGATTAATATCATACAATATTAATGATGTGGAATCTACTGAAGAACTTTTATATCGATGTGAAAAACTATTAGATATACGAGTAGAAACTGAAAGAGATTTTGGATTACCATGTTTAAGTCTGGATAGAGTAAATTTAGGAGATAAATTATTACAATTAAAGGTAATGCAAAAATCTGGTTTCACTAGAGATCAGTTAGAGAATATGAAATCTCCTATGGATCGTATAGATCTAGAAAAAGTTATATTTCCTTTTATAAAGTTTAATACTCCAGTACTTCAGAAAGCATTGCAAGATATGAAAAATCAACACAATGTGTCTCCAGGTAGAAAAGGTTATATTAATACTTTTATATTTGGTGGAATGGAAGTAACTATTGGAGTCGGAGGTATACATGGTGACAATGGTTGCTGTTCAATTAAATGTAATGAAGATGAATTATTATTAGATTCTGATGTTAATTCACTATACCCAAGTTTAATTGCAGTATATGAACTATATCCACCCAAATTAAAATCCATTCTTAAAGAGGTATATCCTGAAATTATTCAGGAAAGACTAGAATTTAAGAGAACAAAACAAAAAAATAAAAATGAAACGTATAAGTATATGCTTAATGGAGTAACTGGGAAAATGCAACAAGAAGTATCTTGGTTATATGCACCATTTTCTATTATGCAAGTACGAATTAACGGTCAATTGCTACTTTTAATGCTTGCTGAGAGACTTTTAGATCTAGGATGTAAGTTATATCAGATTAATACTGATGGTATCTTATATAAGATAAAAAAGGACAAATATGATAAATTACAACAAGTACTAAAAGAATGGGAAGAGCTTACTAAGCTTACTCTAGAAACAGAACAGTTTACTTCATTTTATCAGTTAGCAATAAATGATTATTTTGGAGTAGAATCTGATGGAAATATTAAGAAGAAAGGATTCTTTCTGACTGATATTGAATTAGGAAGAGGATTACAACCTAAAATAATACCCGAAGCAATTATTAACTATTTTGTTTATAATACTCCAGTAGAAGATACAATTAAATCATGTAGAGATATACGTAAATTCTTACAAGCTGAGAAGACTGGTAAACAGTGGACAGTTGAGTATAATGAACAAATTCAACAGAGAACTAATCGATTTTACGTTAGTAATAGTGGATATTACTTATGGAAATGGAAATTAGATGAAACTGGAAAAAGATCATATCATAATATGCTAAAAGGTCATGGAGTAAAACTTCATAATCGATTATATTCTGATGAAGATCTTCAATGGAAATATTCTCAAGGAGAAACATTCCAGAGTATATATGATGTTGATTATCAATATTATATAACACAATGCGTTAAAGTAATTGAACAATTAAAACCTAGACAACTAAGTTTGTTTGATTTTGACGAAAATTAGCAGAAAATAACAAATCTTTGACAAGCTTTTAAAATTTTTAAGAGCATGATCATTGAACTAGATACAAGTTTATTAGAAATAATAGACAATATATCAATTAATCAGTTAGTATTTTTAAGTCTTGTATTAGATAAGAATCAAAAATCCCATCAAGGTATCACACCACTTATTCGCCTGGTCAGTGATAGTGAAATACAAGACTTAATCGACAGAAATCTTATTCAGAAGAAAGATGATAGTAAAAAACTAATGTATAAACCTACTAAAGAATTAGTAGACAAATTGACTCCTAAAGACGTACTTTTTGAGCAATTTTATACATTATATCCAATAATGGTTAATAGACCAGATGGAACTAAAGGCTTTCTTAGAAGTAATGTTAAGAAATGTAGAGATTATTATAACAAATTAATTAAAGGCAATCCTGATCTTCATAATAGGATCATAACCGCTTTGAACTTTGAACTTTCCGATAAGGCAATGACCGGTAAGCTTGGTTATATGAAAACTATGTGGAAATGGCTTACTTCACATGAATGGGAATTAATTGAAGAGCAAATGAATATTAACCAACCTGAAACTACTATGTTGTATGGAACAAAATTACGTTAATCCATTACCGTTTAAACATATATCAACAGCTGCAAATGAAGCTGTTACATATATACGAAGACGTAAAAACCATGAAATTGAACCACTTAAAAGCAGGTGGAATAAATTCAATGAAATGTGTTGTGGTGGAATTGAACCTGGTTGTGTTTATACAATTGTAGGAGCATCAGGAACTGGTAAGTCTTCGTTTGTAAATACGCTTGAAACTGATTTAATTGAACTTAATTCTAACAAAGAATTGATCGTACTTTCTTTCTCATTTGAAATGCTTAGCCGTGCACAAGTAGGAAGAAAACTATCTAACAAGTTGCGTCAAACAACTACACAATTGTACTCGGCATCAGAAGATCTTTCTGATACTGAACTTAATTTAGTTGAGAAAACTGCAGAATCTTTTAAAGATTATCCTATATATTATGTGGATGATGCAGCTACAGTACAAAAGATAGACGATACAATTACATATTTTCAAAATACGATTGCTAAGGATAAATGGTTAATAGTTATTCTGGATCATACTTTATTAGTAAATAGTGATAACTATAAAGATGAAAGAATGATTATATCTGAGCTCGAAAGAGTATTTATTAAAGCAAAGAAAGTTGGTATGACAAGTATCATACAATTATCTCAAATGAATCGTAATATAGAAAATATTGATAGAATTAATAATCCATCGAGTCACTATCCGATGCGAAGCGATTTATCATCATCTGACTCTGTATTTCAAGGCAGTGATGTTATAGCTGTTTTATCTCGACCTGAAACTTTAGGTATAACAGCATATGGTCCTCAACGACTACCTGTACAGAATAAAGTATATCTTCATTTTCTTAAAGTAAGAGAAGGAGAGTTAGCAATACTTGAATTTGAGAATGACCTGAAATATAACAACCTAATTGAATTATAGATAGGATTTTTTATTAATCTTGGTTAAATAAAGGCGAATTATGACATACAAATATAATACAGTAAACAATACGGCAAAAAGTAACACAAATCTTGACTATACGATTGATTTGAGTAAGTATTTTACGACAACTACTTCTTCTAAGAAGAACGACTATACAATTAGTATCTTGGATAAGATTAAATCTATCTTTCCGTGGGCTAATAAGAATGATAACAAGTACACAATTCTGACATTGGATAATGCTCCGTATGAGAATTATACAATTTTGGATATTACTCCGGAAGCATTGAATCTGGAGTGGAATAAAGCAGCTTCTCGCTTGTTTGATTATATTTACTATACAGAGAATCCTTCCTATGATTTTAAGATTGGTGATATTCCGGTTAAGATTCATGGTAATTATATCCAAGTAGGTTCTCGATTGATTCCGAAGTTTACAAATTCATCATTCTTTAATGATCTTCCTAAGAAGGATCGTATTATTCTTTACAATATCTCAATGAATATTAATTCATTAGAAATTGCAGCGTAATTTAACTTATAACAAATCTTTTCAGAATTTTTACAAAATTTTTCAAACTATATCAAATTCTTTCAAAGTTTTCTGAGAAGTAGATAAACTAACATTATGATAGTATTACCTACTGAGAAAATTAAAGCAAAGGTGAGAAATCCAAGATTTCTTATCTTTTTTGGTAAGCCTGAAATTTGGGCCATAATATAGCAATATATTATGCAAATTCCTCGAATTGCTGGAACCTTTTATAATATTTTACGTTTTAAAAACAAAAAACGGATATTATAAAACAATCAGCAGCTAAGCTTTATGATAAAAGAAACTACTATAAATAAATATAAAACATACATAGGTAAAACTATAGGATCTATAAAAATAGAAGATATAGATTTATCTAAACCTAATAGAATATACTTTATTGGAACTTGCACATCTTGTAATAGAAAAATTAAAGTAAGAAACGATGGATTATATCCTAATAGAATAGGATGTTCAAAATGTATGGGTAAATGGAGAAGTGAAAATTTTAGAAAGAAATATTCAAATTTATTACCTAAAGATATTCGTTATAAATATATTCATTTTAAATGTAACGCATTAAATAGAAACATTCCATTTAATTTAACTTTAGAGCAAGTTAATGATTTATGTTCTAAACCGTGTTTTTATTGTAATAAAGAACGCTGTTTAGGTATAGATAGGCTTGATAATTCTAAAGAATATTCTATAGATAACTGTGTACCTTGTTGTGGTTCTTGTAATAGAATGAAAATGGATTTAACTCTACCATTTTTTCTAGAACAAATTAAAAAAATATATTTAAATCATAAAGAAAGTTCAACGACTATCTCGAAAGAGAGTACATCTAAAGCGATTGTAGATGGAAGTGGGGAACATCTTTATTATAAAGATGGTGATATAGTCTATCCTACATAGTGATATGTAGCAGTTCATAAGAGAACGTATACAATGTAGCGAATTGTATAGAATACAAGAGAAATCTGGTAAAACAACATTAGCAGCTCATTTAGAAAATAATTTAATTGTCGATCTAGAGGGTGGATCTGAATTTATTGATTGCTTAGCAGTACAAGCTAGAAATATTAATGATTTAGGTGAAATAGCTAATGCCATTAGACAAAAGAATAAAGAATGTAATGGATATTTCTACAAATATATCACGATCGATAACGCAACACGTTTGGAAGAAATTACGTTATCATATGCTCTCACTTTATATAATCAAACTCCGATGGGGAAGAGTTATAAAGGAGACGTACGATTACTGCCGCAAGGCGGTGGCTGGTTTTATGTAAGACAAGCCGTACGTAAAGTATTAGATATGTTTAGAGAACTTTGCGAAAATTTTATCCTGATAGGTCATACTAAGGATAAACTTGTAAACAAAGATGGTGAAGAACTTTCAGAAATGGAATTAGACTTAGCTGGAAAGTTAAGTAATATAATATGTGGAGAAGCAGATGCTATCGCATATATTTCTAGAAAGAAGAACCAAACCATTGCATCCTTTAAAGGTGGGGAGAATATTACTATTGAAGCAAGAGCTCCACACCTAAGAGGTCAAAATATTGTTATCGCAGAAAGTGATGACGAAGGAAAAATCTCAGTATATTGGGATAAAATTTATTTGCCAGACCAAGAATAACCAAAACATAGAAGAAGATGATTTATAGTTCACAAAGAGCACAAGCTATCCAGAAAAAAGATATTGCATATTTAGCAGCTGGTATCCATGACAATGTAGTATTAGAATCAATTAGAGTAGATAAGTCTCTTAATGGTAATAATTTTATTGAGTTTAAATTCGTTGCAAAAGATGGTAAATTTATGACTCATACAGAGTGGGAACCGTCTAAATCAGACAATATGTCCGATGAAGATTTGCAAAGAAAATGTGATAATCAGTTTGCAAGAATTGACCAGATTCTTGAATGCTATTATCCAAATCCTGAAGATAGAGTCTTTAACGGCGAAAGCTTTAAGGAATTTATTACTTGGGTAGCTGAAAAGCTTAATAACGCAGATAAGTCTACATTGCTTCGTATTAAAGTAGTATATAATAATAGTGGTTATACTACTCTACCAAAGTATGCAAAATATAGATTTATTGAACCGATGACGATTGTTGATAAGAATGAGTCTGTTATTGTCAAGTTGAATATTGATCAATTTGAGAAACCAGTAATTGCTGATTTTGAACAATCGAATCCAAATCCACTATTATCTAATGATTCATTTACCGTAGTAGATGGAACTTTAGATAATACAAACAATGCCGATCCTAACGGATTGCCATTTTAAAAATATAAATTCTATTTGCGCAATAGAACGAAGACTTCTCACGCTTAGCATATTGATAAATACTTCAATGATAGCGCACCAGGAGAACCAGATCGTAGGCTGGCACTGACCACACAGGGGGTATTGTTAAAGGTGGAGCAATGTCTAATGGTTAGATTCGTGGGGATCGTTACCCCACATTGCACTTATTCAAATTTATATCATATGTATGACTCTAAAAGAATTAAAAAACAAGATAATCCTATTACTTTGGATTATATCTTATCAAAAGTCACAGAATATGATATTTATGCTAGATATCTAGGACAATTTAAGGTTGGATTTATCTATAATAGTCCATTCAGAAAGGATAAGAATCCTTCATTTGGAATATTCCGAAGTAAGAAGACTGGAAAATTACTATTTAAAGATCATGGTAATGGAGAATGCGGAGATGTAATTAAATTCGTAGAGTTATATACTGGTATAACTAATTATAATGATCTACTAAATCAAATAGTAAAAGATATGCAAATTACTAATAACACAGTATTGCATAGTAATAAAGAAGTAGAGAAATCTACTGAAACAGTTATTGGAGTAGTTAGACAAGATTGGACAGATATAGATAAACAATATTGGTCACAATTTGGAATTTCTCTAAAGACTTTAAAGAAATTTGGTGTAAGTAGTATAAAATATTATTTGTGTGATGGTGTAGTAAAGGGAGTGTATAAGGAAAATAATCCTATGTATGCATATAAAGTATATGATAGATTCAAGATTTATAGACCTTTAGCAGATAAATATACTAAATGGCGTAATAATTTAACTCCATATGATATTCAGGGATATGAACAATTACCTAAAAAAGGTGATTTACTAATTATTACTAAATCTATGAAGGATGTTATGTGTTTATATGAAATGGGTTATACTGCGATATCACCAGCTTCAGAAAGTACATTTCTTACTCCAGATGTTATAGATGCACTTAAACTTCGATTTAAGCGTATTTTAATATGTTTTGATAGAGATGTTCCTGGAGTTAAAAATATGCGTAAGATAAGCCTTAAAACAGGCTTAAATGGATTCTTAGTACATAAGAAATTCCAAAGTAAAGACATATCTGATGCCATTAAGAATAATGGCTTTGAAGTAATTAAAAATTGGTTAAAAGAAACACTATGATATGGTTTACTTCAGATCTACATTTCTTTCATGACCGTATATTAGAATTTCATCCTAAGCGAAAAAAGATATTTGGAAGTACTGTTGAAAAAGCTAAAGAAGCTATGATACAGTTATGGAATTCTAGAGTAAACAAGAAAGATACTGTATATATTTTAGGTGATCTTGCATTTGGTGAAGTAGAAGATAAAAGGAAACTATTTCAAAGACTAAATGGAAATAAAGTATTAATACTTGGTAATCATGATAAAGTACCAGATCACTTAAAATGCTATTTTAATCATATTACTCAGATCAAGAATATTAAATTTAAGAAATCTGTATATAATTTCTTACATAAAGATCTAGAAGTAATAATGTGCCATTTTCCAATGTTAAGTTGGGAACACAAAGATAAAGGATCTGTTATGATACACGGTCATTGTCATGGAAAAGTAGATCAAATAAATACAGATTCTAAAGAATTAAGAGTAGATGTTGGTATAGACGGAAATCTAGCTAATTATGACTTGATATCTTTAGAAAAACTTGCAAATCATTTTATAAAAATAGAAAAATATAACGAACATGGAATGGTTAAATAGTACACCAGATCTAACATGGTTACAATTAATTCTGATTAGTTTTATTGGAAATCTTTGTGGAAGTATACTTTGTACATATATTGATCGTTATGAAGCAAAGAAAAATAAAAAGAAAGAAAACGACAAATCAGAAAGTTAAAAATGCTACACCAAATATATATGATGGTATTGAATTTAAAAGTAAACTTGAAACATATGTTTATAAACAGTTAAAGGCTCATAATCTCAAAGCAGAATATGAGCCTATTAAATTTGAATTAATACCAGCATTTACATTTTGTGGTAAGAAGATTCGAGCAATGACTTATACTCCAGATTTTGTTGGAGATAATTTTATTATTGAAGCTAAAGGAAGACCTAACGATGTATGGCCATATAAATGGAAATGGTTTATGTGGTTATTATTAAATAAAGGATTAGCTGAGAAGTATAAGTTATTTGTAGTACATAATCATAAAGAAACAGATGAATGTATTAGACGAATTCAAGAACTATAAAAGAAAGTTCGTACAGATATCTCATCGAACTGCAATATTAATGCACATCTTTGAGAAATCTGATGATGATTTTGAGGATATAATTCTAAGTGATCACGAAGAATATTATAAACAAAATCATAATATAAATATATACAAAGAAGCAGCAGATCAGTTCTTTAAACAATTTGAAGGAAATGAATGTCTATGTTTTGTAGAATGTTTAAGAGATAAATGTAATGAAATGCTAAAAGAGCATGAAGATAAAGTACAAAAACTAAGGCCAAATGAAAGTAACAGCAATCAGTGATTTACATGGTAATCTTATTGATATAGAACCATGTGATCTACTATTGATATGTGGTGATATATCTCCATTAGAGATTCAAAGAGACTATATTCAAATGACAAAATGGATATTTAATGAATTTCAAGAATGGATAATGAAGATAGATTGCCCTACTATTATACTTACTCCAGGTAATCATGATTTTTGGTTTGAAAAGATGATTACTCAATCAAATACTTACTTATTTAATAAGTTGACTATATTAATTGATGGAGAAACGAAAGTATATAATAGTACTGACGATAAATGGTATAAAATCTATGGAACACCTTGGTGTAAACAATGTGGACCATGGGCATTTATGGCTAATCACGCTGAATTAGCTAAGAAATATGAAAAGATACCAAAAGATTTAGATATCTTAATGACTCACGAAGCATCTAATTTCGGAGAAGTTGGAACTACTCATGACAATGGAACTGAAATAAAGTACGTTTGTGCTGCATTAACTGATGAAATTAGACGAAAGAAACCAAAGTATGCATTATGTGGACACGTTCATACTGGAAATCATAATATTACAGCATGTCCTATATACGATTATGTATTTCAAGAAGATACAAAATGGACTAATGTACATGTAGCGAACGTAAGCATACTTGATGAATCTTATTCGATTTATTTTAGACCAACAACATTTGAACTATAACTTAAAAAATTTACGATTATGAAGAATTACGAATTAGTTAATTTACAATTAGACGAGCAAAATATGAATAATGATATAATGTCTCAGACTGAACAAGATATTTATTTTGAAGCAGATGAACTAAATGACATTGCATTCATTAATGAGTTAATGGAAGCAGATCGTTTAAGTAAATTAGAAGAGTAATTATGGATATAAGTATACCTTATTATGAGGATATGTCTAGAATATCCAATTCAAATATCGGATGGTTCCTAAAAAAGGGACCCCGATATCTAAAGGATATGCTAGATGGAAAAATTGAAGGATTAAAAGCAAGTTTCTTAGATAAAGGAACTATGATTCATGAATATATTCTTCAACCAGAAGAATTCTGGAATGATTATATTATTTTAGATTTTGCAGTACCTAAAGTAAAGCAACAAAAAGATCTTCTAGAATTTTATTCTACTGCAAGATTAACCGATCCTTTTGCTACTGAAGAAGATATATTATTAATGAGTTATAATGCAGCTTATAGTAATAATAAATCTATCGATAAAAGAATTCAAGAAGCAAGAGAATTAGTAGAATTATATAAAAACTACATTGAATACTTTAGAAATAAAGATAGTAAGAAAGTTATTTCTTTTGCTGATTTGGCTCTTCTAAAGACCATAAAGCAAAATATGCAAGAGCATAAAAAAGCAAATGAGATTTTATTTGCTTATCCAAAAACATTTGAAGTTCACAATGAATTTCATATAAATTGGGAATTTCCAAATGCTTCTAAATTAGGAGATTTTCCTTGTAAATCTTTACTCGATAGAGTAATG